TCAATGCTCCGTTCGCTTGGCCTATGTTGGATTCAATCACCTACAACGGGGCTATGCGTGGTGGTTTAGTGACTCATATATTCATGATTTCGGTATGTGTGGGCAGGTCTGCGGAACGTACAGCTCAGACTGCATTGGATGGGTTTCTGTCCTATGAGGGTACGACTTCGGTTCGTGCAGCGTTAGAGGCTGACAGGTCTTTGGGTGGGGTGGTGTCAAATCTGTTGGTTGAGTCTGCCTCGAATATCTCCACGATGGATGGGAACGATGCGACTTACCTCATGGTTGACTTCCGTGTGGTGGTGTACGCTTAGTCTGTTGATTCGTCGTCCTGCTGGCGTGTATAGTTTCATTAGTTAATCTTCGAGTGCCGTGAGGCAGGAGTATCAAATATGGCAAAGCAAGTTCTCACAAACGTAGCGGTTACCTTCGGCACAGCGAACACGGACATCACCTCTTATGTCGCATCAGTAACGCTGAACCTGTCAAAGGCAGAAGTTGCTACAACTTCATTCGGTTCGTCTGGTGCAGTAACTCGTGTTGCTGGTCTTGCAGACAACTCCATCACTCTTGAGCTGCATCAGGATTACCCAACGATTGAGAAGTTGTTCTACGATGCTTGGAATGCTGGTACTTCAGTACCAATGACAGTCAAGCCAAACGGAACTGGTTCTGCTTCGTCTTCAAACCCACAGTACGCATTCAATGTTCTTCCTGTTTCTTGGACACCTGTTGCTGGTGCTGTAGGCGATCTTGCTACTGCCTCAGTAACGTACCCAATCGATGGTGCTGTAACTAAGACTGGTACCGGCGCATAACTTTTCTTTAATAACCCTTACCTGCGGAGGTAGATAATGAAGATAGCCCTTGAAGTTACATCGGCATTGGATCAGAAGACTCGCACAGTTATTGCTGCGTTTCCTGACTTCATCGCTTTTGAAAACAAGTTCAATCGAAGTGTTGCAAAGTTTGAAGCAGAACTAACGCTCACAGACTTGGCCTACATTGGTTGGCACTCTGAGCATCGTCAAAAGAAAACTGGTTTAGATTTTGATTCATGGATTAACGACATTGAATCATTAGCGATTGGTGACGCTGATCAAGCTGTGATCGTCCCTTTGGAGACCAGTCAGCCCATTGGATGATTGCATACCTATCTGTTGAGACAGGTATCGCACCATCGGTGTTGCTGGCAGAAACCCCTCGAATGCTATTTACAATGCTGGCTTATTTACGTTGGAGAGCAATTCATCTAAACAAGTAGTCTTTTGATATGGCGCAAGCATTCGGCAGAGCAGGAGAAGTTTCAATTACTGGTGGCAACGATGCCATTGAAATTGTTGGCATCAATAAGTTTCTCCGTGATGCTTCTAGAGCGAATCAAAAGTTTGACGCTGAAGCTCGTATCGCTGCTGGAAAAGTTGCAGAAAACCTTTTAGCCAAGACCCAAACTGAGGCTGGTTCGGTGACTCGTAATCGTCAGGCTACCGAGGTGATGAAAGGAATGAAGGTTGGCAAAGATCGAATCCCTAAACTTTATTTAGCAAGCAAATCTAGTTTTGTTTCAAAGTCCAATCCGAACAGGAATCGTAAGCGTAAGGTGACCAGAGGTGATGTGTTCTTTGGTGCAGAGTTCGGTGGTGGCAAGTTCGGCAAGGGGGCGAAGACCTCTGCTGGCGCAAGGTCGGTAAATAAAAAGGGTGAGTCCCGTGATGGGTATCGCAAAGGTGGCGGGTACACCAGCCAGTTTCTTCGCCATCGTGGCAGGGCAGGATATTTCTTTTGGCCTACTGTCCGTAAAGAAAAAGAGAATATAGCCAGAGAATATCTGGACGCTATTGAGAAGGTGTTGAAGACCCTTGACGATAATGCTTGACTTGAGCTGAGTTTCCTGTACCCTTCTAGGAGGAGGGGTTATGGCAGTTCTGTTTAAGAATGTGAAGTCTATTTATCCGAAGCCGTTGGCTTCGTCGTGGGAGCAGCTCAAAGAGTTATTGTCGTTCCATGAGGAGAACTCAGTCAAGCAGGCTGGGGCGTTGTGGTCTCCGGTTGAGTATGACTCTGGCACCACCAGAGGTAACAACAACGTCAGGTTTGTTGAGGCGTTGGTTGTGGACATGGACGGTGAAGCCTTTGATGATGCTCGACTAGACGGTTTGGAATGGTTTGCCTATTCCACCTATTCGCATCGCTTGGATGATCCTCACTATCACCTGGTCTTGCCGTTAGTGGAGAAGGTGCCTGCTTCGTTGTGGCGGGTGGTGTGGTCTGAGTTGCATGACCGTATTGGTTTGATTGGTGACCCTCAGACTAAAGACCCTGCACGTATTTTCTATCTACCTCAACACGCACCGGATCAGCCGTTTGAGTTCCATGAAGGTCATGGTGTGTTGTTGGATTCTTCGTTCAGGTTGGATGTTGAACCTGTCATCAATCCTGTGTCGCCTCGCTCGAAGCAGGTTCGTCAACCTCGTCAGCGTCGTGCTGGTTCAGAGATAATGTCTGAGGCTTGGTGGAATGAGCCTGTAGATATTTCTCGTTGGGATGGCCTGTCGGGGAAGGCTTTATATTCTGCGATGCTTGATGAGTTTATTGCTTTGCGGAATGGGTTGTCTGTTATTGAGTAGAATCTTCGCATGGCTGGTGAGCGCACGTTTGTTGTTAAGTTTATTTCTGACATTCTCGGTGCCACCAAAGGCATCAAGAAAGTTGGGGATGATTTAGGAACCCTAGGTAAACAGGTTGATACTGGGTTCGGTCAAAAGTTTAAGAGCGTCATGCCATCGTTCAAACAGTTTGCGGTTGCTGGTACGGCTGCATTCGCAGCTGCTAGTGCTGGTGCCTATAAGGCAATCCAATCTGCCTCTGACTTGGCTGAATCACAGTCCAAGGTTGGGGTGGTCTTTGGTGATTCAGCAAAACTTGTAAATGATTTCGCTAAGACTTCTGCTAGTTCGTTTGGTATAACGAAGCAGGCTGCTCTTGAGGCAACTGGTACTTATGGAAACTTATTCCAGGCGTTTGGTGTTGGTCAGGGTCAAGCTGCTGAGATGAGTACAACTCTTGTCGGGTTGGCTGCTGACTTGGCTTCGTTCAATAACACAACTGTTGATGATGCAATTCTTGCTTTGCGTTCTGGTTTGTCCGGTGAAACTGAACCGTTAAAGAAATATGGTGTTGCGATCAATGATGTTCGGTTGAAGGAGGAGGCTCGTAATATGGGTCTCTATTCGGGGACTGGAGCGTTGAGCGTTACTGCTAAGACACAGGCTGCTTATGCTTTGATCCTTAAGGACTCGACGTTGGCTCAAGGTGACTTTGAACGCACGAGCGGTGGCTTGGCTAACCAGCAGAGAATCCTTAAAGCGCAACTATCGGATGTGACTGCTCAGATTGGTTCAGTCATGATTCCAGCATTCCTTGGTGCTGTGTCGTTCATAAACGATTCGATGCTTCCAGCCTTCCGTGATTTTGGTTCAGCTTTAGAAGAAGGCGGTCTGGCAGGAGGATTTGATTTTATCGCAACTAAGTTCAAAGAATCTGCACCTATGGTGTTGGAGGCTTTAGGTTCAATGATTACTCAGGCTGTTGAATGGATTGGCACATCAGGATTGCCGATGCTCTTTGATGGTATTAACAAACTTGCTACGGCTTTGACGGATTGGATTGAACCTCGAATCCCAATGTTCATCGGTAACCTCACTAAGTTTTTGATGGCTGGATATGAATGGATTTATACAAAGGGTTTGCCAATGTTGTTGGATGCTGTTCAGAAACTTGGTGACACGCTTGCCAGTTTCGTCGGTAAAGCTGCACGTCAACTTCCAGCACAACTGGTAAATATGCTCGTCACTATTGGTGGATGGATATTGTCTGAAGGTATCCCAGCACTTTTGGCTATGGGTACTCGACTTGCTGGTTCTTTGGTCAAGTGGACTTTGACTATAGGTGGACAACTTATCGCTGGTTTGGGTGGGGCTGTGGTGGCTTTGGTTGCTGCGGTACCTGACATCTTTGCTGGCTTCGTTAAAGGTATTGCAAACATCGCAGTCAATACAGTCAAGGGTTTTGTTGGCAAGTTTGGTGAAATGAAAACAGCCTTAGCCAATGTTGCGGTATCTGTAGTCAACACTCTTATCGATGTATTCAATAAGATTCCTTTGATCCCTAACATCCCAAAGATTACTTTGGATACCAAGAAACTTGGTGCTCAGGTTGGTTTGACTGGTGCGCAACTTCAAACCGTTAACGAAAGATTTGATGACGTTAATGGCACTTTGAAGGTTGGTTCTGATGTGATGAACGATTTCAAAGAAGAGACTAAGAAGACTGAGACTGCTACTGGTGGTGCTTCTAAGACTATGAAGACTGCTAAAGAAAAATTGGAAATGTACACGGATGCTTTGAAGAAAAGCACTTCAGCGCAGAAGGGTTTTACAAAGGCTCAAAAGGACACGAAGTCTGCTCAGGATGATTTGACTCAAGCCAATAGTGATGTCATCGCAGCTCAGGCTGCTTTAGATAAAGCTGTGTCTGGGTTTGGTGCTGGTTCACCGGAAGCGATTGATGCGCAAAAAGAGTTGGACAAGGCTCAACGTGGGGTTGAGCGAGCTGGGTATCGTGTCGAGGAATCGTTGTTCGCTGTGGCTGATGCTGAGAAGGCTTTGGCTGAGGTTCGTGCTGATCCCGAATCTACTCCGCAGGCTATTCGTGAGGCTGAGATTGCGTTGGCTGAGGCGAAGTTGTCTACGAAGGATGCTGTTGATGAGCAGAAGGATGCGACTGATGGGTTGGCTGAGTCGCAGTCGTATTTGAATGAGTTGGTTGGTGGGGCGATTGTTGGTTCAGCGTTTTATGCAAAGTATTCTGATGTTTTGACTGAAGCTCAGAAACGTCAAACTGATGCTCAAGAAAAACTTGCTGATGCGAAAGATCGTGAGGCTGAGGCTCAGGAGCGTTTGAATGAGGCGTTGGAGAAGACTGCTGAATTGATTACTAAGTATCCGAAGGTGCTTGGTGGTATGCCGAACCCTGTTGCTATTACTACTGGCGCACAAACTTTGGCTGATACTTCTGGAAGTTTGTTTAATGGTGGCGGTATGGGTAATTTCAACATTGAAATCAATGCTGGTTTGGGTGCGAGTGGCATTCAGGTTGGTCAGGAGCTTGACCAGTATTTACGAGAGTATCTCGGCTTTACCGGTAAAGAGTTTTCGTTTGGTTCTATTGGGACGCTGTAATGGCTAAGACTGCGGTTTGGGGGGAAGTCCTCAAAGTCAATTTGGATGTTGGGTTTGTTGCTAACGCATTCAAACTAGATTCAAGTTTGTTGGATAGTGCGAACGCTGTGCTTGATGGGACAACTGACTTCGTTGATATTACCGAGTATGTCCAAAGCATCACTATCAATCGTGGTCGCAACAATCAGTTAGATACTTTTCCTACTGGCACGTTGTCAATCACAGCTGATGACCGTGCATCCGGCAGGTCTTTTGACCCGTTGAATACTGCGTCACCCTGGTATGAGGGTGAGTTGGGTATTGCTCCTCGACGGGGGGTTGAGGTTTATGGTGGGTCTGCTGGTACTGCTGCGATGTTTAAGGGATATATCTATGACCTAAACATTGATTATGATGAACCGAACTTTTCTACTGCACAGATTATGGCTGTTGATGCGTTGGCACAGTTGTCGCAAACAAACCTTGCAGGCTTTAACCCTTCATCACAGTTGTCGTCTGATCGAGTGAATACTTTGTTGTCTCGTAGTGAGGTTTCTTGGTCTACTGCTTTGCGTGAAATCAATACTGGTGTGGCGACTTTGGGGACAGTTGCTTATGTTGATAACGATAATGCGCTTCAAGCGTTGAACGCTGTGCAACTTGCAGAGAATGGGCGATTCTATGCGTCCCGTGATGGAATGCTTGTCTTTGACCCTCGTATCCAGGTTTCGTTTGGGACGGCTGTTGCGGTGTTGGGTGGGACTGCTGCGACTGATCTTCCGATTCGTTCTTTGAATAGTGTGTATGGGGCTGAGACTGTTTTGAACCGTGTGTCTGTACAGGTGCAGGGGTCATCGGTTTCGAGTGTGGTGAATGGCACGGCTTCGCAGGCTGAGTATGGGATTAAGAACTTTAGTTTGACTGATTTGCCGTTGGTCAATGATGCTGCTGGTTCTGCTTTGGCATCGACTTTGTTGAACCGCTATCAAACTCCAGAGGTGGTCTTTGATGAGGCGAGCGTCTTATTGAATGGGTTATCTTCAGCGAAACAGGAGTTGGTTTCGTCTTTGGAGATTGGCGATATTTTGACGGTTGAGAAACGGTTCGCTGTTGGGTCACCATCTACGGTTCGACAGAACGTGGTGGTGGAAGGTATCCGGCATCAGATCGCCCCATCACGTCATGAGGTGGTTTTGCGGTTAGGCCAGATTCAGTTGGTGTCACCATTCTTGCTTGATTCTTCACCACTTGATGACACGGATTTTGCTGTCGCCTAGACTGTAGGAACTATGGCTGGACTTGGAAGAAAAACTTGGTCGCCTGGAGACACGCTGACCGCAGCAGATGTCAACGGCTATTTGATGGAACAGATGGTGATGGTGTTTGCTGGTACAGCTGCACGTTCATCAGCGATTCCTTCACCTTCAGCAGGGATGGTTTCATATTCAACAGCAACAGGTTTCGTCGTGTACAACGGCACAGCTTGGG